CTATTACATCAAGTATATGGAATATTCTTCCTCCGGAGAGAGTAGCCGTAAACTTCGCAATTACTGGTGTTCCATAATATAAAGCTATAAACATTGCTGGTGTAAATAATGCAAAACTAATAATTGTCGGTAAAATTATGATTGAAAAAGTAAACCCACATCACCCTGACAAAGTTGCTGATAGAATTGCAGGAGCAATAGTTGATATTGGATATAAGCACAACAAAGACATCAAGATTGCTGTTGAAGTCCTAATAGGTCACGAAAAGTGTTACGTGATTGTTGAAACGAACAACGGACTTAATGAAGACGAAATATTAGAAGCAATCAATCGAATTGCAGGGCTGATTGACATTGACTTAATAATTGAGAAGCAAGACGAACACCTACAAAAAAACCAAGAAGGCAAAGTAAGGTGTGGCGATAACGGAATATTCAAAGGCGTTCCTTTAACAGAAGAAGAAAAGGAACTGTCAAAGATAGCAAGGAACGTTTACAAGAAATACGGTTGTGACGGAAAATACATTCTAACTAACGATAGGCTTATAATATGCCAAAGCAACGCCCAAGAAAGCGATTTAAGACGACTTTACCCAAAAGCCGAAATAAACCCTTTAGGCTATTGGACGGGTGGAACAAACGTAGATACAGGAGCAACAAACAGGAAGTTAGGCAGCGATATGGCACAGTCAGTTACAGGCGGCGGACTTCACGGCAAAGATTTATCTAAAGCCGATGTTTCAGTAAACATTTACGCATTCTTAAAAGCACAAGAAACAGGAAAGACCCAAGAGTTTAGTTGTGCGATTGGCGATGATACTATTGACGGTAAACCTTACGAAGAAATAGTAGAAATCGCAAGAGATTACATTAACAAATTAGGCGGCTTTGAAAAGTTCGCCGAGTGGGGACTATTCTAAAGTAGGTGGTAGATTTGGCTAAAGGCTTATATAAAATGTGGCTTGAGCCTGACAACTTAATAAGATTGAGCGGGTGGGCGAGAGACGGTTTAACTGATAAGCAAATCGCCAAAAACATTGGTATTAACGTGGCAACTCTCTATACTTGGAAGAATAAATATAGCGACTTTGACAACGCCTTAAAAAAAGCAAAGGAAGTTGTGGACTATGAAGTTGAAAACGCACTGTTAAGAAATGCGTTAGGTTATGAGTATGAAGAAGTCGAAACGTGGATTGAAAAAGTCGGTGGAGTTTCAAAGCAAAGAATAAAGAAAACAAAACGCTATTCAAAGCCTGAAACATTGGCACAAATCTTTTGGTTAAAGAATAGAAAACCAACTGTATGGAGACAAAATGTTAAGGTAGAAGAAGCCGATGACTTTGACGGCGTAGAACCAACCGTTATTGAGAAACTAAACAATGAGAGCGATTAAAAGCAACGAGTTTGAAAAGAAGTTTTTAACACCGCCAAAGAAAATGGTTGACTACATCTTAGTCCAAGACAAGACGTTTGATGTTGCCGAAGGACCTGTAAGAAGTTCAAAGACGACCAACAACATTATCAAGTTTGCTGATAGAGTAGAAAGAAGCAGCGAAAGAGTGTTTTTGGCAATAGGGCAAACGCAATCAACCGCAAAAGCGATATTATTTGACGGCGACGGTTTAGGCTTACAGCATTACAAAGATTGGCAAGAGAAGAAGTTTAACATCAACGGAAAGATAGTAAAGAGAAGGCAAAGAGTATTCAAAGGCAAATACGAAGGGTATGACGCTTTAATCTTATTGCCAAAAAAAGGCAGCGGACACGGGACAAAATACATCGTTGCTTTTGGCGGAGCAAATAAAGACAGCCACGAGCCTTACAAAGGTTGGAGCGTTGGTGGAGTGATAGCAACACAATACGAGTTACTGCACGCCAACACAAGAGCTGAAATAATCAAAAGAACGATAGCGAGTAAAGACCGCTTCCACATATTAGACCTAAACCCGACAGCGCCAGGGCACGAACTATACAAAGACATAGACAGGTGGATGGCTGAAGGTAGCGTCAACTACGTTCACACAACAATGCTTGATAACCCAATAATGACCGAAGAAAGAATAGCGGAAATCATAAAGGAATACGACCCAGACAGCGTTGATTACAAAAGGGATATTTTAGGACAAAGAGTAGCAGCGGAAGGCATAATCTACCGAGTAACGGAAGCCAACATCATTGACGGCTTTAATGCTAATGACTACTACCAATATGTTGTAGTTGCTGATCCAGGCGTAAACCATTCGGCAACATCGTTCATTCTAATAGCAATTACACACGACAGAAAAAACATTGACGTATTAAAGAGTTACTACCACAAGAACAGCGACAAGGAAGGAATGGCAATAAAAATGCCTACTGACTATGCGTTGGACTATATAGAGTTTATCAAGTCCGCAATCAAGACAATGGGTAAACCGCCAATGGAAGTTTTAAGCGATTTAGATGTAACATTTTTAAGAGAGTTCGAGCGCATAAAATACGCCAATGAGTTAGGCGGAATAAACATCAACAAGAGTTTCAAAAAGTTAGAGATACACCAAAGAATAAAAATGGGTATTAACTACCTATGGAAAGAGCGGTTAAGATTTAACGCCGAATGCAAAGAAGTTATAGAAGCGTTTAAGACCGCAAGATATGACGAGAAAGAAAAAGACAAGGGAAACTATCAACGATACGACAAGCCAAATGAAGGCACAATGATAGACCCAATAGACGCTGTTGAATACGGCTTCACACGATTAAGATACGAAATAGATAAGTGGGTGGGCTAATGAGTTGGTTTACAAGAATGACGGGAGTTGACAAAGTGGTAGAACAAAAAATAAACGATAAAATAAACGGGTTAAAGTTACCGCTTGTTAATAATTCCAAGAAGGCTGAATATAGAATGAAAGAAAATCAAATGTGGGCGAGTAGTGACGCCGACAATCTTTTGACTTTTTACAAGACACACACCCAAACGGGCAACTACCTTTTACACGATAGATTAAGATTTTGGCAGTGGGTAGGCGGAGTAGATGTTCCTAAACTACATTACCCAGCGCCAGAAGCCTTGATGAACCACTTAAAGAGCCTTTTATTCAGTGGAGATGTTAGCATATACATTGATGAAGAAGACGAAGCCAAATCGCTTGAAATAAACGAAAGAGTGGCGGAGTTGTTAAAAGATGTTGAGTGGGAAAGTTTAGTTCAACAAGCAAGCATATATGAAAGTTATTCGGGGAGCGTTGCATTTAAGTTTATCATTGACGCCGAAGTCCACGATCGACCAATCATAGAAGCCTACCCAAGAGAACGGTTTGACCTAATCACAAAATGGGGTAAGGTTCAAGCAATCGTATTCAAAGACGACTACACGGAAGATAAGCGAGATTACCAACTACACTCTATCTACGGCAAAGGCACAATCAACTACAAACTATACGACGACAAAGGAAAAGAAGTTCCATTGAGTAAAGTTCCCGACTTGGCTGATTTACAAGACCAAGACTTTGGCGTTCCAATCTTAATGGCGGCGTGGAAGAAGAACAAAGCAGTGAGTAACGAGTTCCCCGACCTTCCTTATGGCGGAAGCGACTTTGAAGGCGTGATAGATTTATTCCACCAAATAGACGAGATTTACAGCACAATGGCTTTATACATAAGACGATCACGCCCAATCTTAATGGTGGACGAAAGCATATTGCCAACGACCATAGACGGTAAGACTTCAATGACACCGAAGGAGTATTATTACGACTTGGTTAAAATGAAACCAAAAGAAGAAAACAAAGACAAGATATTTAGAGATACACCCGAGATTAAAGTAGAGCAATACACCGACGCAATAAACGGGCTTAATAAGGCGGTGTATCAAACAGTCGGCATGAGTTATACGTCAGTCGGTTTGGAAGGCGTAGGCGCTAATGTAAGTGGCGCAAGTTTAGTCCAACAAGAAAAGGCGACAGTGATTATTCGAGACGCTAAAATAAAACTATGGGTTGAGTTCATACCACGAGTGATTAAGTTGTTGCTAATATATGACGACATCTTAAACAAGAAACTGTTTAACTTGGAGTATTTAGATTTAGTCGTTCAAGTTGAGTTCCCTGAATACAACGGTCAAACTTATTTAGAGAAGATAACCGAAATGGCAACGGCTAAACAATCAGGTTTGATTGACACTGAAACAGCCGTAGAGAGAATATACCAACACGACTACACGCAAGAGCAAAGAAACGTTATAACACGAAACATCAAGATAGAACGTGGCGAAAGTTTTGTAAGCCCTAAACAAGCAGTTAATGACGAAGGGCTTATAGAATGACAAGCATAGGGGTTGTAATGGCTGACGGGAGCATTCTACTACACGACGAGAACATCAAGTATAGAGAAGAAATGACGGCACACTATCAAAGAATAGCCCAATCACCAGACCAAAAAGACCAATTAGACAAATGGGGTTACCAAGCAGTCAATTCAAGTTTCATAAGCGGAGTAGGAGTGTTTGGCGATAACTTACGCATAAGGTTTCATAACGCTTCGGTTTATGAGTATTACGGCTTTGCTGATAGGTTTGATAAAATGCTTATGGCAAACAGCAAAGGGCAGTTTTTCAACTACTATATTCGCCCTACAAAGCGTTATAAGTTTTTAGGCAAGTTAGAGTTCCCGAGTGGAGTTCCAAACGTCCCACAAGCGAAATTGAGCGACGAGCAAATGTTCCAAGCGTTAGAGTTCAAATACCTTAACGATTTAGTAAAGCAACTTAACGGACAAGAAATCAAATACGAAGAAGTCCAAATAAACGGTATTCCCTATCACAAATACGTGATAGACAATATACAAATACTGCGACCGATAAGTCCTTAAACTGCAAAAACAAAGACCGATAAGTCAGTAAACTGCAAGGAGATCTAACAATGAATGAAAATCAAGAAGTAAAAGTTCAACAAGAAGCAACCGAACAAAAACCGCAAGCAAAAGCCACTACGGTAGAAGTTCCAACATTTAATAGCCCAGAAGAATACAAGAAGCACGTTCAAAGTATTTCTTCAAAGGCAAAGGGCAAATTGCTTAAAGAGTTAGGCATAACAAAACTTGCCGAAGGAAAATCATTACTTGAAAAAGCAAAAGGCATAGAAACTTTGACGAAAGAATACGAAACCTTAAAAGCCCAAAACGGAGAACTTACAGCAAAGGTAACGACTTACGAAAATAACGAGTTGTTAGCAAAAGTAGGTATTCCAAAAGAAAGTAGCGAGATGTTTTTTAAGTTGGTGGATGAAAGCACCCACGAAGGCACAAGAGAACAAAAAGCCTTCTACGTTAAAGAACAGTTAGCGAAGTTAGGCGGTCAAGTAGTTGTTGGCACTACAAAGACACCACCAAGTAACAAGACGGAAGTTGACAAGTATATGGAGAGCAACCCACGTTACAAGCAATACCAACGCCAACAAGCCAAAATTAAAAAATAAAAAGGAGAAATTAAAAAATGGCAAACTTATTATATCCAGCGTCAACAGGACATAACGTTGACGACAAATACTCACCGCTCGTAGAACCAAACCTATTTGCAGGCAACGTTTTAGTTCCTGGTTTAACTTTTACGGACAAATATATGATTGGACCAGCGGGACAAATTATGGTTCACAAACCCGGAATTGCAACTGTAACAGCAACACATCCAGGTGCTGACTTCAGCGACGCAGTAGTTCAAGACACCTTAGTAACAATCGCACTTAACAAGCAATACAACCGTTCACGTAAGATTTACGGTGTAACACTTGCTTCAGTTGCTTACGACCAAGCAGCAACCGAGTTAGAGTTAGCGTTACAAGAAGTAAGAGCAGCGTGGACTTTGGACGGCTTACGAGCAATCGTTCAAGATGTTGACGTAACTATTGGCACAAATATTACTACTGCAGCAAACACTGACGGAAGCGACATTTACAGTTTCATTGTTGCCGATAGACAAGCATTAAGAGAAAAGAAGGCAAACCCTGACACAATCATTGTTAGCCCAAGCACTTACTCTAAACTTTTAAAAGCACCAGAGTTCCAAAGAAGCGTTGTAACTGACGATGCAGTTGTTAGAGATGCGTATGTTGGAAGAATTGCAGGACTTAACGTATTTGAATATGAAGACCTATCAAGCGTACTTGCAAACGGCGGTAAGATTGGTCCAACAGGAAGCGAAATCACTTGGGTTTCTTCAACGGATGAGTTAGAATACGTAATCTACGACCACGACGCTTTATCAATCGTAACTTCAGTAGAAGCGGTTAGATTGAGTGAAAACCCACATACATTCATTGGTGTTTCAGCACAAGTTCAAATCGTTTCAGGTTTCAAATTAACAAACGGATCAAGAGCGTTAATTAAGATACACGACGCATCAGCGTCCTAATAGACACTAACAAAGGGTGGGGTTAAGCCCTACCCTTTCCTTTAAAGGAGAGAAAAAAGATGTATAAGATAGAAAACGATAAGATTTACCCAACGCTTGATTGCGTAAGAAGGCTGACGGGCGAAGATATGATAATCAACACAGGCAGCAGCATTAAGGCGGAAGCGGAAGTAAGGCAATACACCGAAAGTGTTTACGAAGAATTAGTAAGGAGTAACACAGTGTTAAATTACAACAACATTGAAGAACTTATTCGCACGAACGAAACGTGGAGAAATGAGTTTTTAAACGTTGTTTGTAGAGTTATCTACCGAGATTACACAACGGAACAGGAAACGCCTATAATCGTTAAAGACACGATTGATAGCAACCGATTGTTAAGATTAAAGACGGTGGTTGTATGAAGATATGGGCAAAATATCAAGAACGAATAATACCCGAGAAATTGGAAAGGGTAAAGAACGGTCCTGAATACGTGGAAGCGATTATTCCTTTTATGTGTGAATTAGTGGAAGGACGGAGCAAAGAAATAGAAAAGGCGACGGGCATTAAAGAAATAGAATACAGCCACGTGCTTAAATTAAACTATGAAAACAAAGAGCCTATTATCTTTAAGAAAGACGATAGGATTTACATATATGATAAGGAATATCGAGTTCAAGAAACGACGGAAACGATACCTGACAAATGGAAGTATAAGGCTTCCAAATCAAGAGCGCTTTACGAACGTTACGTTGAATACGTGGTTTTCATAAAATGACAAGAGCGGAAGCGTTAAGAATAGTTCAAGCGAATTCGCCTTATAGAACGGGAACGTTGAGAAACAGTTTTAGAGTAGTAGAGTATGAAGACGGCTTCGGCATTGTTACTGATATTCCTTATATGAAGTTTACAACTGAAAAATGGACTTTTAATAAGCGTTGGAATAAAACGCTGCAAAACCCAAACGAACAATGGTTTCAAAGAAGTGCGTTTTATATAGCGCAAATAATAGCCCAAGAGAAAGGCGGAGTAGTAAATGTTATCAAGTAGTTATGTAGCGGAAAAATTAAAAGATTTATTGCACCAAGACGGTCGAATAACTTTCAACGTGGTAAACGTAGAACAAGACTTCTTCGGCTACCAAGTGAAAGACGCTGATGGTAACACCTACGCACCGATTACTTTAATAGCAAACCCAATTCCACCTATCATGGACTTTTACACGACAAGAGCATTAAGTTATACGGCTTACATCAAGTTTTTAGAGAGCGATATGGAAGTAGTAGAAGAAATTATTTTAAACGCATTAGAAAGCGAAATAGACGGCAATAAATGGCGATTGTCAACGCTTAACGTCACGTCAAAAGACCAAGCGGACTATGGGTTCGATAAAGTAGAAGAATATATAGGCAATTTTACCGTTACAATATACGTTCCAATGTTCGTAACAGGTCAAGACATCATTTACAAGATTAACGGCGTAGAAGTAGATGTTGTGGGAAGTAGTGGGCTATTTAATAAGGCGATCATTCCAAATAGACCTTACGGCAACAATACAAGCGACGTAGCAACAGGTGACGAAATAACGCTCAATTTACCGATAGGAACATCAACAAGTGATATTCTATTAGATGTAATCAATAAGACTTACAACAAGCAATACACGTTGCTTATAGACTATGTATTTTTTACACACACGCACACTGTTGTGTTGACTGGTGGCAGTTACAACTTTGACGCAGGAACAAACGCCTTAACATTCAATGCGACATTCACAAGAGCGTTACCAAGAACAACAATTAAGATAAACAACACAACAGTCAATGTAATGGGCTTTACACCGTCAATGGCAATAAGTCCCATAACAAAACAAGAAGGCTCTAAACAAAAGGCAAGAGCGGAAAGTTTTTCAACAAGGTTTGCATTTAGTTTAGAAAATGATGGAAGCCAAGTAGTCAATGATGTTGTAGGTCAAATTGTTAACCACACCAACGAACCATTTACTGTTGAGTGGACTTTCAACGGTAGCACTTTTACTAAACAGTGCATAGTAGAGCAAGGCAACATTCCAAGCAGTGAAAACCCTAACGCAATAATCACAGTTGTAATGGTGGAAGGGGCTTTTTATGGAGCGTAACATTTACGAGATAAGAGTTCGTGGCTTAAAAGAGCGAGAAGAAACAATTGGCAAGAAGGAAGAAACCCAAGCCGAGAAGCGAGAAGCAAGAAGCAACGTTAAAACAAATGCTGATGTGGTTAAGACCGATTTTAGCAAAGGCGCTAAAAAGACTATAGGAGCGTTGGCTTCAATCTACGCTGCAAGTCAGTTAGTCGCTCAACCAATAATGCGTGATAGAGTAAATATGGCAACGATTACGGGCGACATAGTCCAAGCGAGAAACCTACAACGGACATATAACCAAGTGAACAAGTTTGTAGGCGTGGGCTTTGAGATTGCGTCCATTGGCGTTGCGACAATGATTAACCCAGTGTTAGGCGGGTTGGCATTGTTAGGCAGTGGCGTGAAGCATATTCAAACGGCAATTCAAATAGAGCAAAACAACGCTATGATTAAAGCAAACAATGACATCACAAACTTTATAAATACTTATGAAAGCCAAAGAATGATAAGGAGATAAAATGAAAGTAACGTTAAGGGCAATAGGCTACATTTTCGACATAACTAAATACGTTGATTTACCTATCGCCCAAACAAAGACGTTAACAGGCGGTTTTGACACGGCACAATTAATAATACCATTCGTTAGGGCAAACGCTGTCGTAAACCTTGATTTAAGCCGTAAAATACCGCGCATGGCGATTGTTGAGATTGAAGACTTGGAAGAAACGACACAATACTACGTCATTAACTCTCAAATTGATAAACTTAACGCAACGGAGTATCGACACATCTTAGAGTTGGAAGAATTAGCAACGATATTGCAATTAAGGGCTATTCCCGATTACGCAGTAACGCAACCGAAAAGGGAAGATGTTGTATTTGTTAATGAGATAAGCAACGTTGTTGGCGATACGATTACGTGGCCAGCGCCTTATACGGCTATGATTAAGACCTTAAACTTAACGACAGCGTCAATAACGATTGATAGCGCTATTTTAGAAAATAGAAAACTTAAGGTTGCGGGAGATTACAAGTTAATGGTTAACGCAACGATACGTGGCACTCTACAAACTATTAATTCGGCGCAAGTTTACCAGGACTGTGAGTTGCAAGTCGTAGTGGGTGGTGTGGTTGTTGATAATTACTATATAGGCACATTCATATCATTAACCCAACGAACAATCGCCTTAACGGTGGACTATGAAAACTTAATTCCAAATGAAGAAGTAGAATTGAGATTTTACGGAAAGCATTATTCGGGTTTATTAACGCAACCACGTTCAATCAGCGTTACGGCAAGTTTGGAAATTGTTTATCAAGAAGCCCAAACAAGTGAGCCGATTTATTTAGATT